AGTTGTGCCCGACTGGTATCCATGAGGAGCGAGCGCCAAAAAGTCCAAATTGTTAGAGGGGCTAACGCTGCTCCCAAGTGCAGTAGCTACAAATGATTCCTCACCAGTAACTCGATTGTAGAGGATAACGCCTCCCTCATCGGGGGAGTACTGCGTCATGAATTCCTCGTCATGATAGAGCTGCATTATGGCGGGGTCAACAGGAGCTGAGTCGCTATTAGGCGACGAATAAGTCAAAGCGCCCTCGTCTGACCAAGTATCTGTGGCTGTGTCAAAGACCACTCTGCGAGTCGAGGTCAGGGGGCATACGTCGATTAGGTTGCCTCTTAGGCTAGATCCCGAACCAAAATTGGCTCCCCTGATAGCAGCTAAGCTAGCGCCTTCGGCTGAAAGAGTATCGGTCGAGGAAACGATCTTGGCGAAGAAATCTTGTCCTGACGGCGTTGCGTAAAGGTTCCCATCTACCGCGAGGATAATCGAGTTAAACCCCCAAGTTCCTCCGAAGCTACTTCCAACGGTCGACCAGGTTTCCGTTAGGGTGTCGAGTTTAATAAAGGTGCTGACTGACGCTATCTTGTAGGGGGCAATGTATATGTCGGTATCGTTTGCGACGCAAAAGCTGAAATGGCCAGCGGTTTTATCGAGGCCCGATCCGAGCGACGCACCGACCTCGTAGTCGATCGTGTCCCCTACAATATCGTAGGAAGCGATAAACTGCTGGTCACGGGGGATACAAAACATAACTTGACTAACAAAAACAGCTCCACTAAACCGTCTCGCAGTGGCACCAATCGCGCCCGCATATCCCAGGTCTTCGACGTAGCTCGTGTTGTCAGGGTCCATCCGATAAAAGCGCGACGTGCTACCGGGTACAAAGTACAAAAGACCATCTGGACCGAGCAAAATTTGAGGGCATCTATCCCCCGCACCCGAGTCAGCAAAGTCCGCATCGCCTAGCCCCCTATAGGTTGTCCCGGAAGTCAAATCATACATAGCTGGACGAAGGGCACCTCTAGGTGGAAAAAAGATTTTTTCTCCTACTCTTAGGCCTTTTCCAAATGCTGGAGAGGAAACCCCCGTTATTGTACCACCAAAGGGACTGACACCGATTGTAGTTGCCCCTGAGTCGACCCCAAATTCGAAGTAGTCATCTTCGTCGATTTCTTCGAGTGGTCTCGGAGATACTCCTACGATTTTTCCGACGTTATCGAGCCACACTCCCTCAGCGTCCTCGAGGTGCCTCTCATCTCTTAAACTCTCTACTATACTATCGGTATCGGCAATACCTTCGAAGCGTGCTGAGAGTGCGTCCTCGAGTACCTGGCTGTTGATAAACTGGTTGTTGAGGCGCCCTAGTGCTGTTTCTAGCCTGGTGGTCATGGTTGCGCCGTGACAGAGATGTCGGCAAGAGCAATCGTGCCGCGTTCGTTTAGATCTATCTCGACGATGTCAGAAGTAGGGGGCGATGAAGTACCGACGAACACTGATGCAATATAGTAGCCGTCAATGATGGAAGCTGCTGCGCTTATCTGGGATGCTATTACGTTGACCCCCAGTTTTAAATTTAACGCGGCCCAATCAACGATAGCCGTCTTAATCTGCAAGTCCCCGTCGTCAGGGTATGGCGCAGGGCTCGTCGGGTTTATGGGACTCGTTGTCACCGAGACATCTATCTCCTCGTCACTCGGTCGCTCAAAATACATTGTGTAACTCGTCGTCAAATAGGACACGGCTTGTGAGGAGTTGCCGAATGTTTTTGCAGGAGAATGAGCAAATAGAACATCCGCGACGTCGATGTCACTGCCCCCCAAAACAATTGGCCAAATGTTCCGCGCAGGAACACCGAGCGAGTCCGCTTCGTTGCTCAGATTATGATGAACCTTGACGTCCGTTACATTGTCGAGGTCGGCGAGTTTGGCCCATATGCCAGAAACCGAGGAAAACCCTGTGCTTCTCGCGGACTCGTTGCGCCTTAGCCTAAGCTCGGTGGAGGACTCTTCGCTACGTCCGGGCACTACCGCGGCGGGATTTGTTACGCTTGACCAGCCGTCTCGAGTCGTCACTATCTGAGTCACCGTATCTGCGTCGGAAGTGTTGGCGCCTGTCTCCGTACAGGTTGCTGAGACCGTGTCAGAGCCGTATGATCCCAGTACGACGGCCCCATCAAGCGCATAGGTAATCTCTGGGCGATTCGGATCGGCGACTAGATCACCCGCTACAAGGGAAGCACCGTAGACATTGGCTACAACAGTCAATGATACCGTCGAATACAAGCCCTCATTGACAGTGAGACCGTTGAGTTTTACGAGTTTTTTAAGGGGCGTCCCTGACGCATTATCAGGGTCAAACCCATCAGCAATGTATTCGATAGCTTCATTTTGATCGGCAATTGCCTCGGAAATTATCGTTGTCTCTTTGCCTACCGATGTATCCTCGTCATCGACACCTATCTCGTCGCCAAAAGACGATCGATACGAATCAGCGATGCGTAATCTGATGGCGTCGTATCTGTCGACTGTTAGGCCGTCGTCGTTAAAGGTACTCATGATACAGCGACCTCGTCTGATACCTCTCCATAGACGGTGTTGGCGACGTATGCAACACGCATCGCTTTGTTCTCCGAATCAATTACAACACTAAATTCGGTCAAGTTATTAACTCCTTCGGTCTGCACTATATAGCGTCTTATGATCGCGACTTTTCTTGCGTGGGGGATAGACATATCGTGGATGCCCCCCTCGTCAAATTGAGGAAGGCCCATACGAGTATCGAAAATCCACTCGCCATAAATTGAGTACAGTCGCACGCGTACGCGCTGTGCAACTTCAGCCCCTTGGTTAACCGTGACAAAGTCATATCCATCATAGATACGATCTGACACGCTCGTCATTGCAAAATCTTTCATTATTCGCCTTTCGCTTTCACTTGCCCCGCGCTCGAAATTTCTACCGGTCCCGCAATCGGGCCGGTACCTCCACCCGGGGGAGGGAGAGTCCCTGTCGCATTCATCGTCACCGAGTCTCCCTCTCTCATAACTGCCAACGACTCAGCAAGATTTTTTGTGGAAGTTGCAGGTATCGATCCGCCTCCAACCACTGATCCAGCAACAAAGCCCGGCGCGCTTCCGCCCGAAAAAGTGAAGGCCAACGGCGTTTTATAAACCCCTGTTCCCGCGAGAACTTTAGTACTAGGTGTCGAGGTAATAATGAACGCTCCGCCAGTTATCGTCGATCCCGCACCATGAGCAAGGACGCATCCACTAACTGCAAAAAGCTCTTGGGTCATGGTAGTACCGTAAAGTTTCCGTTTATCTCAGCTATGCCCGCGGCAGATATTTCGAGGTTTCCCGCGCTGTTCTCGAGGGCGATCGACCCATCTGTCGAGAGGCCTATCCTCGTCGTCCCTGCTTTATTGCGCAGTGCCATACCTCCCGTCACTACACCTGAGGGTAGCACTCCTGGTGTCGGGATGACTCCTGGTACCGCAATCGCGTCACTGAGGTCATTAGTGTGACTCAAAGATGGGTCACCTTTGTTGCCAGTTTGAAACCATGCGGCGATCGATCGGTCAGCAAAAATCAGCAAAACTGAGGAACCAATTACGATGTCGTACTCGAGCAGAAAATCCCCTCCTCCCGGGTAGACCACTGGCACATTTTCGATTGGGTCGATGTCTTTTGGAGTGTCGCTGTCGTAGTAAACGCGCTGAAAAGCCGGCTGAACGGACACTTGAGGGATTGTGCGGTTGCTAAAAGCGGTGACAATCCCTATTTGGGCAAACGCTTTCCCGCGAATCCACGAGTCGAGAATACTGCTAAAACCGTAGTCAAGATCTTCCGTCAAAGTGTTTGCTCCTTCGTTGTGATGTTCGAATAATTTTCAGCTTCGTAGTTGCTACCACTATGCAAAACGTCATCCACGATAAATATTTCTCGTTCGTCGATTGCTGCGAAGGGCTTAGTTAGCGCGTCACTGAAAGACTTCAGGAGTCCTTGAACGTTTTTAAAGCGCACAGGCACCCCTGGAAACAGAGACGCATTCAGAAGCGCGGTGGCGGTAACTCGCCGTATGATTTTTTCTTTCTTTTTATTTGCGTCCTCGAGAGAGTCCTCGTAAACAGGGCCGTGAGTAAGGTCCTTCCCTAACTCCACGACTCGGCTGACATCAACTAAGGGGGGATTCAAGTTGTCTATTATCTCGACACCCTCGCTTTTTATTGACCAGGAAAACTCGTAGTCACGGGCCAGTCGGTTCATAATGTCTTTGCTCTTTCCAGCGAACACGGAGCCCGTGGGAAGCGTCTCGGTGCGAGCATATCGGTTGATCACTGGCAGGGAAAACGACGCTGCAACGGCTTGCAGGACAGTCGTGACGGGGGTTCCTAGAGTAAATGACTTACTGAAGTAGGATGTCAAGTAGTTCCCCCACGAGTCGCTTGCATATATCGTCGTGATGTCGTCGGGCGCAACTCGCGTCGAAGCCGTGTTGACGATGATTCCCTTAAACAAAACATCGATGTCTCCATCATACCCGGTTTTCAACTCTACTCCCGCGGCTTCGGCCTCGAGTTTCGCCCGGATCTCGCCTGGTAGCTTGTAGATATTGAAGACCGCAGTGATAGGGGTCGTTTTGTTCTTGCCATCTTCCCTGTAGGGTGCTTTTGCGGCCACCTGAAAATCATAGTGGAAGTCACTTAGGTCAGCTTGCTGCGCTTGCACTCCGGTCGTTGTGTAGACCGTTAGCTGCGATTGGCGATTATAGAGCCGCAATTTCAACGAGGGTCATGTAAAAAAGTTGATACCGGTCACCAAGTCCGTCATAGTCCGGCTCGGCATGAAACCTCTGAGTATCTGAGATATAGAGGCCCCCGAGTTCAGGAAGAGCAAGTCCTTCTAGGAGATCCACTCCGGGCGAGAGGCGCAGTCCGCGAAACGTGAATGACTCGTCGGCTGCAAAAATATCGAGCTTCCAACACGCTGCGGTACCGTTCCACCTTATGTCAAAATTCATGTTGATATCTTCGAGCGTCACGTTTATCTGCTGAAAAGGCGACGGGACTAAGGGAATTATCTGCATCGACTATGCGCCTCCTCCAAATAGGTCATAGGCAAGACTCGTCTCTTCTTCTTGGCTCGCCTCTTTTGTCTGTGTTCTTTTTCGATTTTTCTTTTTCGAAGTCTTTTTATCAGTAGCTTTTTTATCCTCTGAGGGCTCGTCGCCCTGGGGAAGAAGACTCGTATCAATGTCAAAAAAGCTTGTTGAGATAATTGTTACTTGCTCAAAAGCAATGTCAAACATAAAGCCTCCCGCGGTTTCAACATTGCGGATAGGAGAGACATTGACGATGAGCATGTCATCATAGACATCGAGCCCTGTTTGTACTCGGATAGGCTCCCCCTTGCCCCATAGCTCTCTCATCGCCTCGTATTTATCCCGCCAAGTTTCGGGCATGAGGCCTTCACCAGTAATGACATTTGAAACGATACTACGGATGTCATACTGCTTGTCGCCCATAAAACAAGTGACGCTGAGGCGCAAAGGCATGTCGACCCTTAGGTCAGTCACCGAAGCGCCCGAAGTCGTTGGGTGCCTCGTGGGCTCCCACTCGTGTACTGGCGACTCGACGATCATTACGTCGACGGAGAGGTTGTCTATTTTCGCGGGGATAAACCCGTATTGGTTTAGGAGCTGACTAGGGTCTCGTATCGTCGATGCTATTTGGGAGATGCCCATATTACCGCCTTATCCCTGTATCGTTAGCCTGGACAGCCTGACGGACTTGTGTTGCGATTTGAGTGGACACTTCTTTTGCAATCGACCCCGCGCTCGCAGCCGAGGTGTTGTTGACGCGAATATTAATAGGAGCATCGACTTTAACATCTGAGCGATTGTTCACTTGGCTGTTTTGAGAAACGGCTCGACTCAACGGACTTGATTGACTCGTGTTGATGTTTACGCTCGGTGCATCTTTAAAGAGCTTCCCGAGGAGGGGGATCTTTTGAAAGAGCGCTTGGGCGCTGTCGATAAAAGAATCAAAGTAGCCAACTACAGAGTTGACAAAGTCCAATATCGCCGTATCGGAGGCTTTGGTAAAATCACTAATCGCTTTACCCAGCGTCGCCCATGCCCAGTCACCTATTTTGACGAGGGCCACTAATTTTTCACCAAAAACGGTGAGCGCATCCCCCAACATTTGCCAAGACTTCGCGCCCTCCTCGGCGAGAAAAGCCATTGCTGTTTTAAAATCCTCGACCATGTGGAGGATACGTTGACGAGTTTCGGCCTTAACCATGTCCTCGAAATACTTTTGCACGTCTACATTATCTGCGAGGTGCTCCGCAACACGGATTTGCTCTTTCTCGGCTTCGGTCAAATCCCAAATCGCCCCAACAGCGCGTAGGATAGACATCTCGACAGCGGGGAGATGCTTCTCTACTAGCGCCATACCTAACGACTTCTTGCCGCTCAATGTCGCATAGATGTCTTCCATTGCGAGGGCGAAAGCGGTCACCGCGAGAAAAGGAATTGATCGGGTCAATCCTGTTAACGCGAGTTTAAAAAGGACGATCCCTTTACCCGCAGTTGCTATCGTAGGAATCAGAGCAGCGAATGCTGTAATCAGCCCAGCCGCCTTCAACGAGACAATACCGAGAGTCGCGACTTTTAGTATTCGCGCAAAGCCTCCGAGTTCTTTTATCACTCCCGAGATTTTTGATCCTGCCCAAGCAAGCCATCTCATTGCATCAGCGATGTCCCTTACGATCTCGTCCATCCTTTGTTGGATGAGCTCCTTGTTTGCGGCAATCCATTGACCAAGTAGGTCAACGTATGGCGCGACAACTCCCCCCGCGAGGCCCGAGATCTCAGAGACCATAGATCCCGCTGAGTTTGTTATGTTGTCCATAGCCATCGTCAACATCGTAGCGCCCTCAATACCTTGGTCGCTAACAAAGTTTAGTTCGTTATGAGAGTCGATGATCTCCTGTACTGTCCCGTCAAAAGTGCGAAGGAGGCCGACCATTCTAATGGCTTGGGTTCCAAGAATTTCGGCGGCAGCGGCCGATCCCAACTGGGCGTCCTCTGAAGCTTTAGCCGCATCAAGGATTGTTATAAATTGTTGCTCTGGGTTGAGCTTGGCAAGCTCTGCGTATTCGATGTTAAGCCGCTTAACTGCGTCTCTCGCAATTTTAGCCTGAGGTCCCCTTCGTCCAAGCCTTGACTGCATGCTCTCGATCATCCGGATGACTTTATTTCCGTCAATACCTGCATGCTTTAGCGCATCGCCAAGAGCCATAAAAGTTCTTGTCGTAATCCCGAGTGATTTGGCAAGGCGATCAGTTCGGGACAAAGCATTAGCAGCAGCAACTCCTACCGCTGTGAGAGCTGTTGCGGCAGCGGTAGCAGCGAAAGCGAGTTTTTTTCCCCAATCAGCAACTCCTTGTGCCTGTTGATTAAATTTGGAAAGCTCTTTGCTGTCTACTTGCCAGCCAAGGACTGCTGTTAGCTTTTCAATAATCATTGTTCACCTCGTTTGGGTCGTCGAACACGCCGTCTACATAGAGTTGTGCGAGCATGTACTCTTTTGCGTCCCAGTAGTCCCATATAGGCATCATGTCGATCTCCCTCGGAGAGGTACTTAAAAAGCGCCCGACTTGGAACATCTCAAAGCGCCAAGTCGGGAAAGAAGTTTCTAAGCTTTTACCGCGTCTTCCGTTACGGGGAGGGCGGAACCTTTTTCGAGTTTCCCCAGCTCCGCCTTCAGTCGTAAAAAAAGTTCAGGATTAACAGCCATGAGCGCATGAAACGTCGCTGTGTAAAGCTCGTCAGGTCGCGATGCGAAGTAATCGTGATCAAAAATATTTTGAACCGTCCCTACTCCGTCGATTACGCAGCCATTTAAGAGAGTGCCAGCAATGAGCGCGAAGCGATCAAAGTCTATCGCGTTCAGCACATTTTTAAGATCGATGGATGCCTTGCCGTTGTCGAGTTGGAATAGGCTGAGTGCCGAAACGATCGTTGTGTGAATGACTTCAAAAAACTTGCGAGTTGGAATAGGAGCGAGAGTAATCGAAACCGTTTGGCCAAAGAGATTAGTAAATTCGAGATTTTTACTGGCGACGTTTCCCATGTTTTAAATGTCCTCTAGTACGGGGGCGCCGTGTTTAATCGTCCCTCGAGTAAAAATAAACACCCACTCGTTTGTTGACGATTCAGCGCCCCTAACAAAGTCAGGCTCTTTCTCGATTACGCAGTCATCGCCTTTAAAAAAGGATCCAACAGCAGTGAAGTCGACATAGTTAATCAGCACTGGCTCGTCTGCATCAACGACTAGTTGCAACGCCGCGTTAGCGGGCGAGTAGTCCATTAGGCGGATCGTAACATGGCCGTCTTTTGCTGGGTTAGCTTGGAGTCTTCCGTTACCATCAGCCCCCATGTGCTTGCTATGCCGATTAGTGTCGTAGGTCGCTGTAATAGTGTCGCCATCAGAGAATCCTGCAATAGGTGCTGTGTTGACAGCGAGTTTCCCTTTCGTGAGGTCCCATTTTTTTGGTCTAGGCACTGGTCATTGTCCTTTCTAAATCGTCCACACACCAGTGATCGCGATGTCGTAAACTGAGCTATTAAGATAAAGGGTAAACACGTTATCGAGGGTCAAACTGTGTGACGCACGAACTGTTGAGCTGATGTCGTCCGGGTCGGGCATCGTAATCGTAAAGGGTCTCTCGGCGGTATTAACTCCGATACCCCGGCGAATCGCTTCGTCACCGAAGTTTTGAATGATCCCTTGAAGGATATTGAACGTTTCGTAGTCAAACGCGAAATAGTCATTTGTCAAATGAGCGTTAAAAATGCCGACAGTGATACCATCGTTAAACCAATCGCGCCCAATCATAATGCGCATTTCCTCGCCGCCAGATACAAGAGCTTTTGGAGCAAACGCGTTCCCCTTGACTGCTTCGAAATACGTGTAGTTATTGGCTTCGAGTTCGCTCTTGTCTGTTGCGCTTAGTCCAGGAGACGCCGCGCTTGCGCCAGTGCTCGCCAAATTCTGCCAAGCCCAGTCGATAGAGCCCTCGAGCGCTGGCAGGTTGGTGCCGACGATCGCTGCGTCGTTATGCAGCGCAGTGTCCTCGTGGTAGACGACCATGGTGTTGAGATAGCCGAGGTCATAGCACTGCTTTCCGAGGGTCTCGTTCGAAGAGACTTTGGCGTCAGTGTCGCTCACTACTAGCACAGCTTTCTTACGCTTGCCCTCGATGTCAGCAGCAACAGTGAGTTGTTCAGCAGAGCTACAGTCGCGCTCCATCAGCATATACCAGTCGTCATCAACTGCGCTGATAGCGTCAACCGCGGCTACGGGTGTCTCGGCGTCGAGTCCCGCGTTACCTTGGCCCCCGACTGAGTTGAGCAACGTTGCGACAGTGAGGTCAGTTCCTACTGTCGGGGATACTGCGCTGATTACTATTGTTTCACTCGCGGCGCCCGGGTCGTCAGGATTGTAAAAGTAAACTCGACCCATGCTGTCGATCGCTGCGTCATAGTCCGCATACGCGTTGGTTGCGACGGTGTGAAGTTCTGTGTTAATCTCTGCAAGTACGTCAGCAAAAGTCACAACCGAGCTAAAGTCGATGCCCGATACGTCTGTCGCGGCACCAGCAAGGATCCCTGTAACCGCAATGGCAAACTCGCCATCGCTGATTGCTGCATACGTCGCAGGAGTCACAACCGACACGCCACAAGTGTACTGCGCTGCGATCGCTGCCGAAACCCACCGACCAAACATCAAATTGGCAGGGACCCGTTTTTGTCCAAAATAAGCCGCGGCAAAAGTTCGCGGAGTTGTTTCGGCAGTATACTCGGAGGCATACGCCGATTTAGTTGTTAACCGCCGCCGTACGTCGGCGGGAATTTGAGGATCATCAATGAGGAGCATCGAAAGCCCGTGGTCGACAGGAGCGACCGACGCGGTTTCCAATATGGTCTGGACATCGATGTGATCATAAATTGTGTCTACCAATTTAGTTTGTCCCTATGGAGTAAAGTCGAATCCGACTGTTACGTCTTGTTCTTCGTCGAGATCGTTGACAAGTTGTCCTGTCAAGTCTCCGACATACCACTCGTCACCCGCGTCGACGTTTTGCGAGCCGTGCCTGAAAGTAAAATCGGCTTGATACCGATATTCTATTCCCGTGTCGTCAATACCGGGAGGAAGGCGCCTGATAGTGCTGACCCGAACAAACCCGAGTCCATCAGCTTTAAGGACCTTACGAGGACCGAGTTCGTTCCATGACAGCGAGAGCGCCCGGAGTTTAGAGCGCCCATCTTGGGCATATATATTGACCGAGAGTGTGATCATCTCGGGTTGGTAATAAGTAGTCGAGAGCGCACCTGCGTCGGAAGTGCGGGCGATCCTAAAGCCTTCGCCGCGCTCTTCATCCGAGTCCGGATCGCTAAACGTCGCGTGGTCGCCTGACGGCTCAGGGCCTCCCCCGAATTCGAGGACGACGTTATCCGAGGCATACCCCGTCACATCTTCGATCCACTCTTTAAATGCCGAAAGTACGCTCATACAATTCTCCGTAAATAGGCAGCCCTAAAGCCACCTTGGGGCTCCCAGTGGTCGACTTGGTGCACAAGGTAGCGCTGGGAGGACACAACAATTTGATCGGCGTCCTCTCCATCCTCGGTTGTTTTAAAAGCAATCGAGTCGTCAACCCAGGTCTTAACGTAGTCTCGGATGTGAGTACCGTCGTCAATCTGGATCCTCTCGTCAGCTGAAACCGGCTGGGGGGCTATGACACTGATGGATGCGCTTGACTCGCTGCCCGGAGTCCAGCGACCCTCCGAGTCTCTTGTGCCCCCGGCATAGTGATATACTGTTGCACTGACAAACTCCCCGGCAAAGTAGTCGAGCATGCGTATCATATAAAAGTCCCCCTCACTGCCGCCCAGTTAATCGACTGTCTCAGAAAACCCGTGTCTACAAGGGGAGTAGCGCTCTTTTTACGCGCTATCGTCCTAGTGGTGTTTGGCTTCCATGGCCACTGGACTAAAGTTTCTCTTACGTCCGATTGGGCACGGAGACCTAAAAGTCCCTGTGCTTGCTTGGTCGTCAATTTTCGGTTAATCATCGACTTCAATAATCGCGCCATTAACCTCGAGTAGTCGCGCCGCTGGGTGCGCATTGTGGCACGTAAAAAGGGGCGGGGAGGTGTTCCGCGCTTCGTGCCGAACTCGTTCCACACTGCAACCTCTGCGACTGTCTGGCCACCCTCGGCGTTAGGGTGCACACCCGTACCAGCCAAAATGCCCACCTCTACTGCCCCCGGTTTGACGTTCTTGATAATCGCCTCGAGGCCACCCTTGTATCGGGGGTCGCGTTTAAACTCTACGGTCGGCTTAATCATACGCTACGAAAACCCATCATGCTAATCGACAAAAGTCGAAGGTACTCGCGACCGAACTTTGTTGAGTTCATGTCGGCAGCAGCACTCGTGGTTGACGAATCGCCCCCTACTCCCTCTCCGAATTTTACCGACACGCTACCAACCGAACGCTCAACGAGGGGGCCCGCGGGAGCACTGCCGCCCCCACCTGCTTCGCCTTGTGCAAAAAGCTCAACGAAATGAGCAGCGTAGTAAATTTGAGCCCGCGTCAACCGGGCGCCCAGAGATTGAGACACTACATCAATATCGGCGTCGTCCAAGTAAACTTGGATGTCCGCGTCGTCAATGGCGCTATGGATTCCTAGGTCTGGTCGCGCCCGGTACTCAGCGAGAGTTGCCATTTATGCCGCCGGTTGCATGATCTGCAAGTAGATCGAGAGGGGCTTGTATACATTCAGTCCGCCAGTAGTCATAGTGACAATTGTCTCTTCTTCGAGGCCGTTTCGCTCTGGCTCGAGAAAGTTGACGTCCTCGGGAACTTCGAGTTCAAGTTTCATCGAATCTTTGCGGTAGTACACGTTAACTGGCTCAGGAGTGATAGGTGTCCCCGCAAGCGACGCTACTGATTCGCCCTCGTTGTAAGGCGTGATCGAGTCGGGCCCGTTTAGATAGGGGCATTTTTGCAGGAGATAATCGAGTACGGTTGTATCCGCATTATCACCGAGGCGCCGCATGGCAATGTGGTCATAGTAGGAGCGAGGCATTGCAAGAGCGTTTGGAGTCTCGACACCGTTCGTTGCGTTTCGAATCGCTGCAAACCCTTGCGTCACATCAGCAACAATCTCGTCGGCTGACGTTGTCGCAGCAGTCCATTCACCCGTTGTGGCATTACCGTTCGGAATATTCGGATGTGAGAACAGACCGACGAGTCCAGCTGCAGGGGCGCCGTTGAAGGCGATGTCATTTAGTTTGACTTCGT